CGCCAGCTCGATCGCAGCCTGGGCCACGTTCTCCGGCGTCGGGTAGAACTGGTGCGACTTGTGGTCGGGGATGCAGCCGGAGCACACGATCTCGTTCAGCACCTGGCCCGGCTCGTAGTCGAACCGCCAGAACTCGTGCTTGCCTTCCTTGTCGCGCACACCGCCGATCGCCGCCAGCACCTTCTCGGCCTCAGCCAGTGCCGCCTTGTCGTGGTCGCCGAAGTCGAAGCGCCGGGTCTTGGGGATATTGACGAACTTGGGCTGCTTCCACCCCTCGTTCTCGTTGGGCCGCCACGCAGGCTTCATGTTCGACAGCAGGTTGAGCACCGCGAACGGCAGCGGCTTGTCGAACAGCTCGAAGTCCTTGATCTTCTTCGCTCGCTTCGGCTTGGTCCGGAACTCGGCCGGGATCGCCGCCGGGTACAGGCTGGCCAGCACGCCATTCAGGCGCCATGCGATGTCCGGGTGCACCTCAAGATGCGCTGTGCCAACGCCGTTGTAGATGCGGATCCGCAGCGCGTTGCCGTCGATACCCATCCACTTGCCATTGTCCTGGCGGGCAATGCTGATCACGCCGCTGGTGTCGTTCCAATTCGGCTCATCGCGGCCCATGAATTTTGCGATCACACAGCGCAGGTCATTGATCACGCCGGCGGTGCTGTGTTCGACGGTGCCGTAACTGCTGATCGCCCGCAGCAGGATCATGCGCTTGTTGAAACCTTGCGGGCAGTTGGTCACGTGCTCCTTACTCAGCGCACGGAAGATGCCGTCGACGCGCTCGCCGAAGAATTGGGCGCGGCTTGCCAGGAGGCCGGACAGGGTAGCGCGGACGGTGTCTTCCTCGAACTCCGGCAGCGGCGGCAGCACGTAGTCGGTGGCGTACTTGTCCTTCTTCTTGCCCAGCGGGTTGCGGATCTGCTCGAACCACTCGTCCCGGCGCTTTTGCGGCATGTAGTCGAGCACGTCGGTCAGGCGCAGGGCGCGGTTCCAGAAGTCGGCGTTGAGCTGGGCGATCGCGCCTTCGAGGCCGAACAGCTGCTCGACGGTGGTCGGCAGGGTGTAGCGCTCATCGCGCACATTGCCCTCGACGAAGTAGTGCAGCACGCCACGGCAGGCCTCGGAGGACACGGCCGTTGCCATGTTCTCCAGGCGCTTGCGGGTCGATTGATACTGGCCGATCAGGCCGTCCACGAGGTCGGCCGACATCGGCGCGAAGAACTCGGTCGCATCGTCGATCAGCTCGCCGCTGATCTGGCCCACAACAGCATTCACAGCAGCGCCCCCTGGCCACGGCCACGCGAGTACGGGCGGAGCTCCTGCAGGTTTGCCATGATGCCCCAGAAGCGGGCGTAGGCATCGTGCAGCTTCTTGTTGCCAACGCTGTCCTTGAAGTTGCCGTAGCTGATGTTGCGCACCTGATCGGCCATCGCCTGGGCCACGAGCTCGCGGTCGATCTCGGCGCGGTACAGGTAATCACGGCCTGGAGTGCGCTGGACCTTAGCGTCAGGGAAGACCTTCTCGATGTCACCCTTGCGGCGGGCACGAACGCGCAGCACGTCGCTGCCTGGGATCGGCTCGATGACCGACAGGAAAGCATTGTTTAGGCAAATCCACATACGCTGAAACCCCATTCGTTGTTGTTACGATGAGGTAAGCGTATATCAAAAATGAGCAAAGGTGCAAGCCTAGAAAATCAACCGGCTTTTACTTGCGAATACTTCAGATTTACTTGGCGGCTCCGGTGCAGGACCAGCGCCGATTGCTTCGGCAATACCGTGGTCACTCCACATATTCAGGAACTCGTAGAGCTTTTCCTTCGGCACCAGGTGCACGGCCTGGCTCTCCCAGCCCATGGCGATCGGCGTGCCGCCGATGCGTCTTGCCCGGTAGATGCGGGCCTTCGAAGTGGTGCGCTCGTAGTCGCCGAGGAAGTCGGTGATCTCGACCCTCAAGCCGCTTTCCTCGAAGGCTTCCTTGATGGCGTTCGCCTGAAGCGACAGGTCAGGCTCTGCGGTGCCCTTGGGGAAGCTGGCGTGGTACCCGCCGAACTGGTTGGTGGGGGCGATCAGCCACACACGGCCGTCCGGCTCCTCGATGACGACGCCCGACGCGGCCTTCTTGCCCGGGGGCAGGTGGAAGGCTGGCTCGTGCAGGTCATCGTTCACCCCGTCGACGTAGTCCCAGCCCTCATCGGTCTTGGGGTGGTCCTTCCAGGCGCGCAAGCTGACGCCGTTGATGGACGCAGGCACGTCGCCGTTCGGCACGAACGTGGCCACCGCATCGGGGTGGTGCCAGGTGCTCGGTGCTGACGGGTGGTGTGGAGCCTTAACCAGCACGGCTTCGCCTTTCTCGCCGGGACGCGGGTGTTTGATCGGGTCAGGGGCAGCTACATCGCCAGTGCGGTTATGCGGCTTGACGTAGGTGCCGTCCTTCTTGGTGTACCCCTTGACGTGGCCCTTCACGAGCGGGTCAGCGTCGAGGTCAACGGCGCCGACGGCCAGGTGATCGTGGTAGGCCTCGAACGAACTACTCATTGGATTCGAGCCCTACCAGCAGCCAGGTGAAGGACCGGATGATCTCCTGCAGCTCGTCCGCCAGCGCCTTCTCGTCGCTGTGCTGGCCGGCCGCGGCGATCGCGCCATAGATGCTGTGCACGAAGGTGGCGAAGGCCTGGGCAATGACCTGCTCGTCATCGTCATCAGGCTGCACCGCTTCGCTCATCCGGCTGCGGATGTAGTTGGCCAGGCCCTCGCCGTTCCAGTTCTGGATCGAGGTGTAGCCCTCGTCCTGGCCGTCGAAGATTTCCGCAAGGCGCTGGCACTCGGCCTTGTCGGCGTCGGCGGCAGCGTTGGGCGTGAGCTGCCCGCGGCCCACCTGGGCGAAGCGGCCGGTCACGCCCTCGGCGAACTGACGCAGGATCCGGTCGATGTCGTCGACATCGCCCAGGTACGGCAGCGCGCCGGTGGCCTCGGCAGCAGAGGCTGCCAGGCCGGTCGGGTCGTTGTGGTGGTTCAGCTCGGTCGCGCTCATCAGTGGGCCTGTTGGGTGGGCAGGACGACTGCCTCGATAACGTGTTGGGACGAAGCCCCGAAGCCATCAGCATCGGCGCCGTTGGATTTCTTGACGGACAGGATCAGCAGGCGGGTATTCGGTGGCAGGATCAGCTCGTCCTCGCCGGCATTCACCGACAGGGCCTTGTTCGCCCCTGCGGAACCGTAACCAACCCACAACCCCTTCACGCCCGGGCCAACGTGCAGCTTCAACTGAACGTTGCCACCCCACGACGACGGCCGGATGGACGTCGACATAATAGCTGGCTCCTGAAGCACTTTGCCAGTGGATTTCAGAATTTGATCAAGCGCCGCTCCGGACACGGACAGCTTCCGCGACAGGACGGTCCCGGGCTTGATCTCGTGGCCCATGGTCTTCAGGGCCTCGCCCGCGGCCTTCGCCGCACCGGACGGGTTCCCACTCCACAGCGACGTGTTCATGTTCACATACGAGCTGCCCGTGTACTGCTTGATCGCCTGCTTCTGGGTCTCCGGCATCGCGTTGATCGCCGCCACAGCGGCCGGCGAGTAAGTGGCCTTGGACAGCTGGCCGCTCGCGTGGGTGATCTTCGGCAGGGCCAGGCTGTCCAGGCTGACCTTGCCGGGCTCGCCGAGCACCAGGAACTTGCCCGCCTTCTCGACCGTGTCGGCATGGGCGCCGCCGGTGTGCGACGGGTAGGCCGCGTGCAGGGACTCCAGCGGGTGGCCACCCTCAAACCGGAACCGCTTCGGCGGGTTCAGCTGGTAGTTGATCTCGTTGATGGCCTGCTGGGCGTAACCCTTCACGTGCTGCGATGGGTGCTCGAGCACGGGCGCGCTGCCGGTCACCTCGCCGGTGTTCTTGTTGAAGGTGTCGGCGGACAGGTTCTTGACCGCGTCGATGCTGCCGGTCTGGGCCGCCTCGTAGATGGACTGGACGGCCTTCTCGTTCGCCTGGTTGAGGAACGGCTTGCTCGACGGGCCGTCCTTGCCGGTGCCGCCCCAGTTCATGAACGACGGCGGCGCGCTGATCTTCTCCGGCTTGAAGGTGTGCTTCTTCTCCTTCTTCGCCTTCGGGTACTTGGCCAGCAGGTCGGCCTTGCGGGCGATCAGGGTCTCGGCCAGCGCCTTCTTGTGCGCGGCATCGCCTGGGCCAAAGGTGTTCACCAGGGCGTAGATTTGCGCGTCGCTGACCTTCAGCACCTTCGCCACGCCGGCGGTGATGTCGGCGTCACTCAGCTTGCCGAACACCGCGGCCGACTGCGGGTTGATCGCCTTGTCGCGCAGGCTGTCCAGCTCGGTGACGACGTTGCCAAACGACTTCTTGCCGCCCTGCGCGCGGTACTCTAACGAGCCGCCGGCATCGACCCGCATGGCCTTGCCAGCGGCATCGACCTGCAGGTTGTCGTAGCCCAGGCCGACCACGTCCCAGTTGCCCAGCCAGGCGTCGGCCGCGAAGCCCGAGGCGACGCCGTCGACCTTCGCGAGCTCGGCCGGCGAGGACGCCTTCTTCACGTCATGCCACTTGCTGGCGATCCCCAGCTTGCCGCCCTTGGTCACCAGCATGGCGTCCTGGCCAGCGACGCCCGCGGCTGCGTACAGTTTCGCCGCCAGTACCTCGGACTTCGCAACGTCCTCGTTGCCGGGGAACTTGCAGTACCACTCGGTGCCGTGCTCATCGACGAACTTGCCGCCGGGGTTGCTGCCGCCCTGCGGGCCGACCTGCTGCCAGCCGTCCATCGACGGGATGGCGTTCTGGTCGGCGTGCGGGGCGGCGGTCGCGGCAGGCGCCGGCTTGGCCTTGGGCGCCTTCTTGGCCGGGCCGACAGCTGCTTTCAGCGCCTCGATGTAGTTGTATACCTGCGCTGTCGGACTGTTCGGCAGCTTGCTGGCGAGCTTGATGCCCTGCGTTTCATCCAGAGGCATGGTCACGGTCATCTTGCCGGACGCGCTCATCTTCTTGGTCAGACCCTTCAGAGCCGCCGCACCATCCTGCTTGACCTTGGACTGTAGTAGCGCGAGAGCGGTCTCCACCTTGGCCTTGCTGCTCGGCGTCATCGAGGAGAGGTCAGGCATCGGCACCGCGTCGATCGGGTGCGGTGCAGCCTGGGCCTCGGGCTCAGCAGCAGCTGGCTCAGGCTCGGCGGCCTTCGGCTCGTCCTGCTTGTGCCAGTGCCCATCCTTGAACACGAGCATGCCGTCGGCGCCCTGCTTGGTGTCGCCGTCCTTCGGGCCTTCCTCGACAGCAGGGGCTGCCGGCTCTGGCTTCGGCTCGGGCTCTGGCGGTGCCACAGCAGGTGCAGGCGCAGCAGCGTCCTCCTTCAGCGCGGCCAGGGCGGTCTGGGCCAGGAGGTTCTGCTTCTTGCCGTAGGTGTTAGTGCCAGCCTTGAACGCCTCCAGGCCGGCAATATCGCCAGCCTCGGCCATGGCCTTGATCTGCGCGACCTTGCCGTTGTGGCTCTTGGCGTTCTTGTTGCTGTCGGGCAGCAGCAGGGAATCCCAGGGGATCTGGCTGAGCTTTCCACCAGCAGCTGGGGAAGCCGCATCGGCTGCGGGAGCGGGATTGTCGCTTTTGCTGCTGGAAGCCTCAGCTGGCGCGGCTTCCGCCGCGGGAGCGGGAGCCGGTTGCTCGGCCGGGG